TATTCTGAAAGAGTAAAAAAACGTATTGCAAAAGAAGTTGCAAAAACTAGAGCGGCAACAGAAAAAGCAAAATTACTTGAAGAAAGGTTATCTAAAATAGAAGCTTCTATGGAAGAGAAAGAAAAGATAGAAAAGGAAGCTGCCTATAAAACTGTATCTCAACAGTTAAAAGAAGCTATCGAATCTGGTGAAACTGATAAGCAGGTTGAGTTAATGGAAACTATGTCAGATTTAAGACAGAATAAAATTAAAGAACCAGCGCAACCAAAAGCTGAAACAGCCGAAGATAAGATTAAAGCAGTTCCAGAATTAGCTAAAGATTGGATAGAAAAAAATAAAAACTGGTGGAATCAACCTGGTTTTAGAGAAGCTACGTCTTTATCTTTTGGCATTGATAATCAACTAGTAGAAGAGGGTTATGACGTAAATGATTCAGAATATTACGAAGAATTAGATAAAAGAATATCTAAATTTTTCCCTAACTTAGTAAATCCGCAAGAAACAGCAGATAAAAACACTTCACAAGATGATAAAAAAACTATATCTTCTGAACAGAAGAGAGTGCAATCGCCAGTTGCAGGTGTTTCTCGATCTACATCGGGTTCTGCTAAGAGCGTTAAGCTGTCGTCTGATGATTTAGTAAATGCTAAAAAATTCGGAATAGATATTAGCGATCCAGCGGCACTGAAAAGATATGCAAGAGAAATTGCAAGTCTTTCAACACAGGACAATAGTAAAGGAGCCTGATTATGACAACTAAAGAAACACGAGATGAGCTTTCTCGTAAAAAAGCTTGGAGACCGCCATCATTGTTAGAGGCGCCACCAGCGAGGCCAGGATATAAGCAACGTTGGGTAGCGACTAGCATTTTAGGTCAAGATAACCCAACTAATTGGGCAAAGCGAATGAGAGAAGGCTGGCAACCAAGAGATCCTAAAAATTTACCAAAGGATTTTCCGGTTGCTACAATCGACCATGGAAAATTTGCCGGTTATATTGGCGTTGAGGGAATGGTTCTCTGCGAAATGCCAGAGGAAATGGTTGCAGAGCGTAATGAATATTATGCTCAAAAAACACACAACCAAGAACTTGCAGTCAGTAATGACTTACATAGAGTAGAACAACCAGGTAATCCTATTCAACGAGAACATAGATCTAAAGTGACGACAGGTGGTGAGTAAGGCAATGGTAATTTTAAGGAGGTAAAAATAAAATGGCTAACGCAAATCAACCACAAGGTTTTGTGCCACTAAGACACTTAACCGGCGGTGTAATCAGAGCCAATGAATACCTAATCGAAAACGGTCAAGCTCAAAATTTCTTTTCTGGCGATATCGTAGATCTCGGAGCAGATGGATTTTTAGATAGCTTTGCTAATGCAGATAAAGCGATTGGTGTATTTTACGGCGTTGAATATGTCGATGAAACTACAGGTGACGTGAAGTTCCTAAAAAAATGGGCTTCAGGCACTACTGTGAAAGCAGGAACAGAAGCAAAAGCTTATGTATATGACGATCCAATGATAACATATAAAGTGCAAGCTGGTAATGGTTCCATAGCTCAAGCCAATATTGGTGAAACAGCTAATGTACTATTAACTGCTGGCGATTCTACTTACGGATATTCACAGCATGAGTTAGACAATGATACTCTTTCAAACGGATCAAGAGTTTTAAGAGTATTAAGATTAATTGATATGCCAGAGAATGATTTTGGTGCTGATGCGAAAGTTGAAGTTACTATTAATCAACATAGATTGGCAGTTCAAGGCGCAGGAATATAGGAGTAGGTTATGGCATTAAATAGATCTTTATTTACAAAACAACTTAGTCTAGGCCTCAACACTATTTTTGGTATGGAATACGACCGTTATCCAGAACAGTGGAGAGAATTATTTTCTGTAGAGCAATCACAAAAAGCTTTTGAAGAAGATGTACAAATGATCGGTTTTGGCGCAGCCCCTACTAAATCAGAAGGAGCAGCAATCTCTTACGAATCAGGAAGAGAAGGAACTGTATCAAGATATACACACGAGACAATCGCATTAGCATTCTCAATTACTGAGGAAGCTGAAGAAGATGGTCTTTATGGTTCTCTTGGTGCAAAATATGCTAAAGCTTTAGCTAGATCAATGCAGCACACAAAAGAAATTAAAGGTGCTAACATCTTAAACAACGGCTTTAACACTGTAAAAGGTGGTGATGGTGTGAGTATGCTTAACTCATCTCACCCACTTGGCGGTGGCGGAACAGCTTCAAACGTTTTGGCAACTGCAGCTGACTTATCCGAAACATCTCTAGAAACAATGTTAATTCAGATTTCTGAAATGACAGATGACAGAGGTATTCCGGTTGCAGCAACAGGTCAAAAATTGATCGTTCCACCAGAGCTAATGTTTATTGCTGAAAGAATCGTAAACAGTAATTTAAGACCAGGAACAGCAGACAACGATATTAACGCTATGAAATCTATGGGTATGATCCCAGGTGGAGTAGCAGTTAACCAACGTTTAACTGATCCAGATGCGTTCTTCTTAATGACAGACGTGCCAGATGGCTTGAAGCATTTCGTAAGACGTAACTTAAAGAAAGCTGTTGAAGGCGATTTTGAAACAGGAAACTTACGCTACAAAGTATCTGAAAGATACTCTTTCGGTTTTACCGATTGGAGAGGTATCTTCGGAACTCAAGGCGCAGCCTAATAATTAATTAAAGTGAGGGCGATATGCCCTCACTCCCTAAGACATAAACGACTACTAAGGAGGTAGACTAATGGGTACAACAACTTTTTCTGGCCCTATAAAAGCCGGAACAATTAGAGATACATCAGGAACAACAGTTGGAACTGATGTAACAAACGTAGGTTCTGTCGTAATGGCACAATCTAAAGTAATCGATATTATAGGAGCAGACGCAAACGATCAAGTATGCGCAACTATTCCTGCTAACTCTCAGATTATAGACGTAATTTTAAACGTTACTACAGTTAGCAATGATAGTGGTACTGCTGTTGTTAATGTAGGAACTTCAGCTGATCCAAACGCATTTCTTAGTGCAGTGAACGTAAAAGCTTTAGCGACTACTCATGGAACTTTAGATACTGAAGCTACTGATGTAGGAACTACAGATATACAAGTTTTAGCAGATTTCGCTGGCGGTAGTGACGATGGTACTACTGGTGCAGCTACTGTAACTGTATTGTATATTCAAAATAATAACTTATCTTAATATAAATAGGGCCTTTTAAAGGCCCTTTTATTTGTATATAGTTAACATTATGGCTAAAGGTTTAGATAAATTAATTTTCGATCCTAGTTTAGAACAACAACCAGATTTTTTTGAAATACAAGAGAAATTAAAAAAGAAAAAAGAAGAAAATAAAACTTCTTCTGAAGAAGAAATTCTAGACGTAGATCTCGGTTCAGATAGCGATTCAGATAGCTCTAGTGATGAAGTAGATAAAGCTAGTGAAAAAGTAGATGAGGCAGCTTCTCAATTAGCTAAATATGCAGATGCTTATAAAAAAATATCTGCAAACTCAGCAGCAATAAAACCAAAAGCAGGAGCAAATTTAATGGGAGCAACTAGATCTATGAATCCGTTTGGCGCACTAGGAAAAGTAGAACAATCTACAAGTCCGTATTTTGCTTCTCAAGGAGCATTAACTAATGCTAAATTCAAAGATATAAATAATAAAATTCAAACTTTAAGAAAAATTTTACAAGGAGGTGTAAATGTCTAGTTCAGATATTTTCGCTAATAGCACTACTACAACAGGAAGCGATGTTACTTTATTCGCCGGACCAGCAAGAATAAAAGGATTTATTGTAACTCCTACAGGAAGTGCTGGCACTGTTACATTCAAAGATGGTAGTTCAACACTCTTTACGTTAGCTACAGCAGCAAGTGCAGCATCGGGACCAGTTCAGATTTCTTTACCATCTGAAGGTTTAAAATGCAAAACTAATGTTGCTGTAAATTTAACTTCGGGTGTATCAGCGATAACAGTATTTATGGCGTAATGGCTACATCAGGAACAGCTACTTTTAACCTAACAGTTACTGATGCGATAGAAGAAGCTTTAGATCGTATCGGAGGTAACCCTATATTAGGTTATGACATACGTTCAGCGAAACGTAGCCTTAATGTTATGTTTGCCGATTGGGCTAATCGAGGAGTTAATCAGTGGACTTTAGAAAAGAAAACTTTATCTCTAACGGCTAACACAGCTTCATATACATTAGATAGAGATACTGTTGATATAATAGATCTTTATGTAACTAGAGATAGTACAGATTTTAGTGTTCAAAGAATTAGTTTAACTGACTATAACGCATATCCTAATAAAGATACAACTGGTAGAGTTACTCAATATTATTTACAGAAAGATAAAATTCCTGTTTTATTTTTTTATCCTGCTCCAGAAAACGCTACAGATACAGTTACATATTGGAGAATAAGAAAAATACAAGATGTTACAGCTTTAAGTTCTAGTGGTGCTGAACAAGATATAGATATTCCTTTTAGATTTTATGAATGTATGGTAGCAGGATTAGCTTATTATATGGGAATGAAAAGAGCAGGAGTAGATTTAACTAAAATATCTTTTTTAAAAGCTGAATATGAAACCGCTTTTACTAGAGCAAAAGACGCTGACTTAAATGAAACATTTAGAATAGTTCCAGGTTATAGAAGTGGTTTTTGATAATAGACGTAAACCTGTAAAAGCACCTTCTTTTCCTTTTGCGAAAGGTAAGTATGCTAGGGCTATTTCAGATCGTTCAGGTTTAGAATATCCATATAGAGAAATGGTTCGTGAATGGAATGGATTATTAGTTCATACAAGCGAGTATGAATCTAAGCATCCTCAACTAACTCCTATTGTATTTAACGATCCAGAAGCTTTAAAAAATGCTAGACCACAAGCACCTCTTTCAGCTACAGGAGGTGTTCCAAATCAAATATCAGTAATATTCCCTGGCACGTTTGGAGACACAGGAGAAAACGTAGCAGTAGCTACAGGGAATTCTATCGGATTGGAGTTAGGAAATGTCTCAGTCGTCATTAGTTAATAAACCTTATATTATGTTATGTACGCCATGTTATGGTGGAGTAATGCACGAAGCTTACTTTCATAGCGTTGTAAAATTATTACAAGAAGCTAGGAATAATCAATATAAAGTTCACATAAATACAATGGGTAATGAAAGTCTTATAACTAGAGGAAGAAACACTATGGTTTCTCAGTTTATGGATAGTGAACATTGCACTCATTTATTATTTGTAGATGCTGATATTGCATTTCAACCTCAGTTAGTTACTAAGTTATTAAACTATAATAAGGAAGTTGTAAGTGCGATATATCCTAGAAAAGCTATTGAATGGCAAAACCTTGACTATTATTTAAAGAAAGGAAACACAGATTCAATAGAACAGAAATTACTAGGGTATAATTTAAACTTTGCAGATCCTTATAATATATCAATGGAAGATGGATTTGTAGAAGTATTAGATGCTGCGACTGGTTTCATGTTAATTAAAAAAGATGTATTTGTAAAAATGAGAGAAGCTTATCCAGAGCTAAAATATAAATCAGATCAAATTATTAATAATAAACCTTACTCAAGCGACTGGTGTTATTCTTTTTTCGATTGTATGATAGATCCAGATAGTAAAAGATATTTAAGTGAAGACTATACTTTTTGCCGTAGATGGCAAAAAATAGGAGGTAAAATATACTCCGAAATAGAAAGTCCTTTAACTCATTTTGGTACATATGCATTTAGAGGAAATGTATCGCATAAATTTGCAAAAGCTGATAGTATAAAATAATGGCAACTACATATTCAGATCTAAAAACAGATATTCAAACTTGGATGCAGAATACTGGTACTGATTTCACTACTCAATTAGATACTTTTATTAACAACACTGAACAACGATTATTGAGAGAAATAGATCCTGAAGCGTTTACTTTTAACGTTTTTAGTACCCTAACTAGTGGCAATAGATTTATGAATAACCCTACAGATCTTTTAATTATAAAAAACCTTTTAATACAAAACGGAGATGATAGAATCTTCCTTGAAATGAAAACCGATGAATTTATATATGAATTTTGGCCTGATGCTACGCAAACAGGAGTGCCTAAATTCTTTGCAAATTTTGACGATGACTCAACTTTAATTGCTCCTACTCCTAATTCTAATTATAGAGTAGAAATGCAATACATAGCACGCATAACAACTCTTTCAGCAAGTAATACAACTAACTGGTTAACTACTTACGCAGACGATGCTTTACTATATGGTTGTTTATCAGAGGCTTCTATATTTACAAAAAATATGGAAGACTATGCGTTATATGATAAAAGATATCAGGAAATTGTTCTTGGATTAAATAATCAATCTAGGAGAAGAAGACGAACTGACTACGAATTTCCTGCTAGTCCGGCTGGTACGGATACCTTAACAGGAAGCCAATAAGGAGGTAAGACATGGCAATAACACAAGCACTCTGCACTGTATTTAAAGAGGACTTAATGAACGCAGGAAGAAACCTAACTTCTGATACATTAAAGTTAGCTTTATATACAAGTTCAGCATCACTAGGAGCAGCAACAACTGCTTATTCTACATCGAATGAAGTATCTGGTTCAGGTTATTCAGCAGGTGGCGCAACACTATCTAGCGTATCTGTTAGCACTGACGGAACTACAGCGATCTTCGATGCAGCAAACGTATCGTTCACTAGTGCTACAATTACAGCAAGAGGAGCATTGATTTATAATAGCTCAAATTCTAATTCAGCTATTTGCGTATTAGATTTTGGTAGTGATAAATCATCTTCAAACGGAACTTTTGAAATACAATTTCCTACTGCTGATGCTAGTAATGCTTTAATTAGAATCGCATAGGAGTTTTAATTGGCATTTGTAGTAAACGATAGAGTAAAGGAAGAAACAACCACGACAGGAACTGGCACGGTAAACTTAGCCGGAGCTGTTTCAGGTTTTGAATCTTTTGTATCAGGAATAGGTAATAGTAACAATACCTATTACGCTATCGTAAGTGATTCAGCATTTGAGGTAGGTATAGGAACAGTTACTGACGCTAGTCCTGATACATTATCGAGAGATACTATAATTAGTAGTTCAAATTCTGATAGTGCTGTAGATTTCGGAGCAGGAACTAAAACTGTATTTTGTACTTTACCTGCTTCTAAAACAATATACATTGATAATAACGGCGATGCTGTAGGAGCAGCTTCTCCGGCTTTTGCTACTAAAATGGCATTAATGCTATAAATGAGGAAATAATGGCACAAGATTTTGAAAGAAAAATACCTTACAATTCATCAGGAAATATTGCGATCGGTACGACAGCTAGAACAGTTTTAACATCTAACTCAGATGATACTATTATAGGAATTAGATTAACTAATATAACTAACGCTACTATAAAAGCAAATGTTTATATTACGAGTACAGCTAGTGGTGGATCTGCTGATTCATTTTTAGCTTATCAATATCCTATCGCAGCAGGCGGTGGAGTAGAGTTAATAGATGGTGGTTCTAGAATTGTATTACAAAGTGGTGATGTTTTAAAAGTTCAAAGCGATACAGCTTCTAGCTTACATGGTTGGGTATCTTTAGTTGATTCAGCAAGCACGTAGGAGATAGTATGGGCTACTTAGGAAATCCAGTAACAAAAGATTTTACAACAACAACATCAGTTCAAACACTAACAGGAGATGGTTCTACTGCATATGCTTTAACAAAAAGCGTAGCTGTACCAGAAGATATAGCAGTTTTAAGAAACGGAGTTCGTCAAAAACCTACAACTGATTATACAGTAAATGCAGCACAAATTACTTTTACAACAGCTTTAGCATCTTCTGATTCTTGTTTTATTATTTTTTTAAATGGTATTATAACTGATCAAAACACACCAGGTGCTAATAGTATTCAACCTAGCATGATGACATCTTTTAATGGTGTTTATGAAAACTTACAAACTATTACTGCTACAACGACAGTAGCGTCAACCGATAACGCATTCTTAGCAGGACCTGTAACATTTACAGGCACCGTCACAGTGGAGGGTAATCTTACAGTCGTATGAGTACGCTTGAAGTAAA